AAATGATCCAAGGGGAGGGGAGCTCCCACGAAGGTTAATTGTATCCTGATTTGTATAGTTTGTTCCTTGATCGAGCTTTGCACCAATAGCTAAACTTCCCGCGCTACCACTCGTAAAGGTTGTATAGAGATATTTCCACTTTGTTTTATGCGCAATACCAAAAGAATAGTCACGTGTCCGAACATCCATCGTAATTGCTACCCCATTATCAGTAAAAAGTGAGGTGTCGAATTTAAACACTAACCCACTTGTTAATGACGCATCTGCGTAATATACCTGTGAGTATCCAGGGATTGTTGATACTGCAAAATAGGAGACATTTTTCCCCGACATTGTTGTAAAGGGATAAATTCCTTTTGTTCGATTTACCTCCCACGTATCCAGGACAACAATCTGGTTGTTTGTGGTTGAAGCGTTTGTTGGAATAGACCAATAAACGTATCTTCCGTCAAATGTCCCAACGATTTGTGAGAGATTTGCCAATGTTATGTTTCCTAGTGTTGTTTTAATCGAGTCAGAAACAATACCTCCACTTAATGTGACAGCGTTAATTGTCTTATACAAAGAACGGATGACAGGTGTTGACCCAAGCATAGAGAAGAAATAGATATCGGTACCAACAGGAACAACAGAGAATGGAGCAACAGTTCCATAGCCAAAGATTCGACCATTTGTATTTTGTGCAGCAATCGTTGTTGTGGAGAAGGTTGAACCAGAATACCCTGTGATTGACCAAATAGTATTTCTCTTAAAGACGAGAAGTTCATCTTGGAGCGTTGAAAGAGCCATGATCTGGTCAGAATCTCCAGGGTTAACATCAACAAAGTTTGCGCCACTAAATGTGGTGGGATCACCGATGTTTGACCAGAATAATCGATTTGGATTGGCTGTTGTCTTTGCAACAAAGAGATAGTTATGAAACCATTTTGCATAATTTCCTATGGGCACTCCTGAGCGATTCTTTGTTACGGTCGTACCATCCCAATCGACTTCCTCTGTCCCATTAAATCCAAAGACGATGTCATTTGCTGTTTCAAACCACACAGGCTTGCTATTTGACAAGTTAGCCGAACCAATAGCACTAAAGTTTCCTCCCGTTGATTGGTATAGTTGCGCATTCGACACGCCATTGATGCTAGCAACCAGCCACTTATTGCTCGATGATATCTTCTCAAATGCTGTAAGTCCGTTAAATGGTTGCGCAGCGATAGAGGCGTTAATTGCGGTTGAGCCAAAGACCTTACTTACTTTCCCGTCAGAACAAAATGCGTTATCAATCTTGGAGAAATAACCAGGGGGAAGAGTATCAGGAGTGCTTGCGTCATTTAAGCCGTGAAATTGTGCTTCGATAATAGGTGGGGCAAACGTTTGCAAATATCATAACCTCCTTTTATATAATCTCCATCGTTGAAAAATCTATATCTTCTAATTGGTTGTCTGTAATAACCCACATATCGTCAGCTTGTCTTTCTTTAAGAAATGTCATCATGTCAACAACCCCTGCTCGATATTCTGCAAGATATCTCGCTGCTGCTGCCTCTTCTTGTTGCCCTTTCCTTAAGAGCTGGGCAGCTGCTCTCAAAGAAACGAGATAGGAAAATCTATCCGCATAAGGAATATTCACATTATCTGTCGTATTAACTAGATCTGTTGGTAACGCAACTCCCCATACGGATATAGACTTACCCGTTGTATCTCCTGGTTGACTTGGCACAGGGATAAAACCAATGACTTGTGATCCTACCGAACCATTGAGGTAATATCCTGCTGAGAAGAAAGAGCCTGATGCATTATTCGTATTTGCCAGGTTTGAACGTATCTCGTCCATCTTAATTGGAATAGCACGAGAAGGGGTTGATCCACTCACTGTTGGGTTATAGTTAATCTCAACACGGGTGACTTTAATAAGCGAAGTGTCGATCGCGTACTCCTGTTGATTTGTTACCACAGCGTACGTAAAAGGGGTGGTTGTATTGTAGAAGTTTTCATACACTTCAATAACAAACCCAATTGTCTCATGGTATCCGCGATTGATTGCGATAAGTACTTCACTATCTAAGAAGTCTGTTTGTGTTGCCTCATCAAGATAAATACGTGTCTCTTGCTGGAGGTTGCTTAACTGTTTTGCCATAGATTATCCACAAATAACGATTATATAGACCGTTGCTGTTCCTGTGACTGCTTGTATATAAAGATTTGTCATTAACCCCATTTCTAACTCAACAACCGTCGGTGCTGTATTTGATGCGAAGAGTCGAAATGATGTTGTTGGTGCAACTGGTTGATCAAAGTCAACATAAACATCATTTGTCATGTTCTGTAAGACAACTTTTTTAACACCACCAAGAAAGATTGGTATTACTCCGCTTGTTGTCGTCGCTGCTACTTGTCGACAAACAATTTGTTTTAAAACATCTGCTGCCATATTTATCCTCCTTTCTTATTTCTATATGTCTGTCAGGTAGCTTAACGCCTGACAGAGATGTAGTAATAAAATTACTATGCTTCTGGTAAATCCCAAAGAACGGTTACCTGCATTGCTGAACTTGTAACAATTGATCCCCCACCTTGGAGAACCATACCATCAACTTGTGAAGCAGAAGCTGCTTGCTCACCTGAAGTAAACGTGAAATTATCTACTGCTGGAGTTCCAGCTCCAAATGTTGGGTACGTATACTTAAAAGCAATCGTTGTGGTGTTGTTCGCAAGTGCATTATTGTTATTAAAAACAACAAGGCTTGCACCAGCAACTGGTTTCCCAACAAAGATTTTCTTAATCACACGATCTCCGTCGTCACCAACAGCCTGACCTGCATCAATAGCAACTGCTGGAGTTGTTCCACTTGTTGCCGCATCTGTGTATAAAAGTCTTGCCATATTTCTATTCACCCCCTCTCACTTTTGAGCTAAAATGTATACCCGTAATGTTCCTGCTTCTCTGGCCATCATGTATAGATGTGTTATACGTTCTTTGCTGAGCCCTTTCATGTTGTCGTGTGGCTTAAGTAACATTGCATTTGTTGGCGTAAATTCTTCTGGGCTACCATAATCCCATCCAAAGAGAATTTCTCCATCTGGACTTGAGATAATTAAGTCTTCAATTTGCTTTAGAAACTTAATACACACTGGCTCATCCCCAAGATCAACAACATGGAATTCATCATCAGTGAGAGACTTACCTTCAATTACAATCATAATGTTTGATAGTGTGAAATCATCGGTTTTTGTTTGATTAAATGTAATCCATTATTGATCTCTTTTCTTCCAACGTCAACTAGTTGCAAATGCTGACACTCTCCCGCAACCTGTTGTATATAAAATCCTGCTGCTCTTGCCTGCATACCAAAGTAAATATCTTGTCCCCCATATGCTTGTTTTCCTGGATTGATCCAATGCACTTCTGGCCAGTGATTGAGAAGGAGTGCTTGATCTGTCCGAAAGTATGGTTTTTCTAATCGATCGAGCACATATCTCTGCACAAGCGTACAGCCAAGACCACACCAGAGAATTTCATTTGTTTTTTTATCTTTCGTGATACAACTATAGCCAGAGACACCATAATCGATACATGCAATGTCCGCTTTTGCTTCTAATAATCTCTTGAATCCACCTTCTGGCATGACCGTGTCTTCCTCAACAAAGAGAAACATCCCGCATCCATCACGTAAGGCCTGCTCGACTAACATGTTCTGACAATCAGGAATTTGTAAATCCCATGATCGATACACATGATAATTGTACCCCTGCAAGTTACTTTGCAACGCATCTTCTACTTGTGCAAAGATCAAACCACGTGATGGCAAGATAACCCCTATTTTTTCCATTGTACTCGGGTAAAGATACGATCTCTCCCGAGTGAAAGCTATTCCAGTTAGCCTCAAACTGTGACGAAGATTATGAACGGATTTCAACCCCGCCAGTTAAGCGAAGTGCAGTAAATCCATAAATAGTATCGACAATGACTCTCCAACCAAGCGAGACTAACCAATACGCTGCTTGCAGACGTGGTGCCTGTTGCAGTGCTAATGCGATTGCTTCTTTATGCAAAAGCATATTGTGATACTGGTTTGGTGTTGCAGCGGTTACTGGAAGGTTATTTGTGTAATACACACGAATACCATAGATTTCTCCCCAGACATACCGACTGTTTGGTCCCATCTTCACTGGAGTTGCGTTTTGGTATTGTCCCAAATAGTCAGCTTTCACGAATTTATCGATCTTCATGATGGCTGATAGTTGTTTTGGATGGATAATGAACGCACGATCTTCGAGCGGCATGTCAGCCACATTCAATGCTTCATTTGCAGCTACTAAGACTGCATCTCCGATATCAATACCGTAAGTTCCAACTGCTGTGTTTGTCCAAGATGAGTAGTTACTCATCACATCGGTGTCAACCTGCTTTGCGATTGAATATCCTGCTTTTTGTGAATACTCAGTTCTCAAATCATATTGAGATTGCACAGAAACGATATCTTCGATAATAAATGAATTGTAGTACCATTTATTGATCTGGATTTGTGTTTGTGTTTCTGTAACTGCATCGTCAGTAACGTCAGAATTCTGTGTTTTCGCTCTTGCAGTAAACGCATTACTCACGTTAGGGATATTGATCGTTTGACCTCTGGATTTAACCAGATAATCATACCGTTTAATAAGACCTGCTGCGACTAAAGCATTTTCAGTTGCACGAAGCGTTTCGTTACTCCAAATGGTAGGCAGAAAGACTGCCGATGTTGTTGTTGTAAATCCTGTATATGTTGCCATAAGTTTTATTCACCCCCTCTCAAACAAAAAGTTTGTTTTCCATAAAAAAATCACTCCCTTGTAGCACGTGCTGTTACGAAGAGAGTGATCTAAAAATCAATCAGTGATTTGTTTTACCCTTGCATTTGGGAGAGTACTTTATCTATTTGAGACCTGTGGGCCTCTTGCCATTCTAATGCATCAGGATACTTTTTCAGATCTGTGCGATCTGCAATAAACTCAGGGGTAAGCGTGTCATCTCGTACTTGTGCTTTTGTTGGACGAAGCGTTGTACTTTGTCCTGTTCTGGAGCCTTGCTTTGTTAGATCTAAGTTATGAAACTCTGATCGAAACATATGATCTCGAAAAACATCTTCTGCTGCATACCCTCTATATTGAGGATGTGACGAAATAAATTCTTCGACTTCTTCACGAACGTATGATGGTTCGCTGTTTGCTCCAGTGTACTTTGATTCAAGACGCTGTTGTTCTGTTTCCCAACGGAGGAGATTTAGTTTCTCGTCTAATTTCCTTTCAACCTTTTCATCGGTTGCAATACCAACATCTGAAAGTCGTTGAACCGCATTTGTGATATCTGGTGTTTGGAAATTACTTCCTGGAGCTGGGGGAACTTGTGATCCATTTCCAGCTAACCGTTCGAGATTTACTAATCTCTCAGAAAGTTCACGTTTCTCTCGTGCTAACCTTCGGATTCTGTCCTGAGTTGAACCACTGAGACTGTTAAATTCAATCTCTTCTGGATTCTGTTGCGCAGCTGGGTTTTTGCCCTGACCTGCGTCAGTATCTTGATCATCAATTTGGCCTTGTGAGGCGGGGACTTGATCTGATCCTTGAAGCATGGCATCTAATTCATCAGCCATAATCTTCTCACCTTCCTTTCTGCCGTTTACGTCGGATCGAGATCGAGTATTTTAGGACATACCTGCCATCAGCGTAACGGTGTACTGATCCCGATGCTACTTATCTCTTTTTCTTCCGATAAACTCTCCTGCCCTTGATTCATCGGAAGGAAAAGACTACTAGCCTTTGTTCACGTCAAATGGGTTGCTTATACCCAAATCTGTCGGAACAAAGTTTTGTGGTCCAGCATATGATGCACCTCGTAGGTTAAAGGGCTTTTGATCACTTGGGGTTGCTGGATTTACGTATGTGGTTCCGCCACCCATAACGTTTAGATTCTTTCCGCCACCTTCTCCACCACTGATTAAACCTTTGTCTTCTGGCTCACTACTAATAGAAAGACCGATAACAGGCCCTTCACCGTGATTAAATGTTCCGTCTAAATCTTTTCCTTTAAAGTTATTAACTGCCATACATTTTCACCTCCTACTTATATTTTTCCGTGTCTTCCAGTAAGATTAAACTTCTTTTTTGCTTTCTTGCTTGCTGTTTTTGCTTGTGAAGCTCCAATAAAGGGTACTTTTGCTCCACGAAGATAGTTATATTTTTGCTTTGTCTTTGTTTTTTTGGTTGCCATAGCTATTCTCCTAAGCCAAAACGTCTGCGAATAGTATATTGCGCTTTGTTGATTCCGTTTGGATCTCCTTTTTCGATGATTGCTCCGCCATTTATTCCAACAGGGATAACTTCAGTATAGAATTGCTTTAATTCAACTACTTTATTTGGTTCGTTATAATATTTATTAGAGTCCAAAAGACACGTTGTATCCTTATTCATACCTTTATTTTAGACATTGATACTTTCTTTATCTTTGGGATTTTAATTTTTGCCATAGACATCTTCATGCTTGGAGCTTTTGGTATCTTCATCAGAGGAGTTTTACTAAATGAAGATCTTCGTGATGCAACTCGAGTTGGTTTAAATAGTTTCATTATCTTGATTTTAGTTTATTTACCTTGACTGGACTTCTTTGAAGTGAACCTGTTTTTAATGGCCTCACAGTCCTATTACTTACTGGTACTCTTGGGCCAACTCTACTAGGAGCAGGCATAGATCTCATTTTTTGTTTTGGCAATGGAGCTGATGTTACTAACCTGTTCATGTTATTTTTTCTTTTTTAAATCTTTTAAATGTTTTACTGTATGTCCTTCTTTACTTGCTGTCTTTATTCCTTTTTGAAAGGCCTTACTTCCTTTATTCTCCATTCCGAAGTAAACAGACGTGCCCTTTTTCTTTCCGTATGTTCCCCGTAACTTCTTAATCAGCGATACGTTTACTGGCATGTATTTCTTTTCGTTATCTACAGTTGTAAATCATACTCCCGCTTTTGTCAAGAGAACCCTTATTGCAAACCTTGCGGAGGCATGCCAGTTGGTGGTTGTCCTTGTGGTTGTGGGGGTTGCTGCTGCTGTTGCACCTGCTGCATTCGTTGTATATCTGCTGGGTTAATCGCTCCCCCACCTTGCCCAGGTACTCCTTGTGGAGGTTGTTGTTGCTGTTGTTGTGAAAGATCCACTGGTTGATCAGGAGCCTGCCCTTCATAAACTAAATGCGCTTGGATATGAGCCCCGACAAGATCATCTCGTCCTTTGCCTAATGCCTGTTGGTGAATTGCAACGTGTACCCAATGGTCGTCATGTTGATCTGGCATCACGGGCTTTCCCTCCAGAACCATCATGTCATTTTCAACGTTTGGATCAACCTTTTGCACATCACTCTTTTGTCCAAGTTGGGATCTAAAGAGATGCTCGATACGGGTTTGCTCAACTATTTGGGCAACGTTACCAAACTCCCAGAGACGCAAGAATGTTGCAAGATCTATCGCTCCGAGTTGGAGAAGCTTGATTGTTTTTTCTTGCATCATTTCCTTGGTATACCCAAGCCAACTACCAATCGTCACACGGACATTATTGTCATCTCCGATTCTTAGAATATCTAACCAGTCGGGGCCAATTTTCACTTGATGCTCATGGCCTGGAATAGTATCTGCCTTTTTCTTATAACTCTTGTCACCAACCACAGCGAAATATTTTGCATCTTCTTCTCGATAGCCAAGGTCTTGGTCGATAGCCAAG